GCTTATTTAGCTAGTCAACCAGGTCCTCCTACACAACAGTCTTCTAAAATGATTCCTTTTGTAGCGTATGAATACTATGGTTCATTGTCTAACTTTGATGGAACAGGTGCTGGTATTCCAGCAAATGGATTCAATAAGGTGTATCTATGCAATGGCTTAAATGGCACTCCTGATAAAAGAGGACGTGTTGCTGTAGGAGCTATTGCTAGCGTACCTCCTGTGGGAATTGGTCTTGCCCCTGCTGTTAATCCTGCTATTCCTGGTAATCCAAACTATGCACTGTCTGGTACAGCAGGAGCAAACTCAATAGTGCTTACTCCTTCACAACTACCAGCTCACTCACATAATGCTTTAGGTACAGCAACTGTTACATTAAATGACCCTGGTCACACGCATGCGATTGGACAAAGTGGTGTAACTGGTGGAGGTGGAACAATTGCTGTTGGTAACACATCTCCTAAAGATATACAAGCTATAACTAGTACAACAGGTATTACAGTGACTTCAAACACTGCTAATAACGTATCTATAACAGTTGATCCTACAGGTGACAACGTGGCTCACTCAAACATTCAACCTGTAATTGCTGCATATTATATAATGTACATCCCTTAATAGAAATAAAATGGTAAATATTTATAATCCATGCTATACCCCAGAAGGACAAACTGCAGGTCCTGGATATTGCATTGGTACAAACAATGTAAAGTATACAGGACCTAATCTTCCTAACACAGGTATAGAAACAAATGATAATGTAACAGTAGCTCTCCAAAAGATAGACGCTGACTTAGACCCAACAGTCTTAGCCCAAGCAATTCTAACTGCTATTGGAAATAGTGTACAATTACAAACTGCTCTTTGTAATTTATTAAACCAATGTCCATAACCAATTAAAATCAACATAAAAAATGACAGTCTTAATAACATTAACCTTAGCTGGAGCAGATACAGGCCCTTTTGACATATATTCAGATTCAGATGGATATACTACTCCATTAGCTACAGGTGTATCTAAATCAGCATTATTAGCAGGATACAGTCTTGCAGGTGTTCCCAATGATGCTACAATTATTAGAGTGACTTCTACAGCAATCTGTACCAACTCTATTGATATGCTTATTGCCAATGTCACTACAACTACAACTACTAGTAGTACAAGCACAACTAGCACATCTTCAACAACAACAACTACTACCACTATAAGTCCAATATCTGTGTGGTACCAAATAACAAACTGTTCAGATGGTTCTACAGAATATTCTGAAGAGTATTCATTTGGAACTTTTGCAATCAATGATAGAGTAACCTCTCCAGGAAATACGTGGGTAGTTACAGGAACTTTATTTACAGACCCAGGTGGTACATTGTACGCAATATTTTCAACAGGATTTACCAACTGTCCTTAATATAAAATATCAAAAACTCTGTTTGTTGGTTTACAGAGTATCCCCTGGCCTTTCTAGGCTGGGGGTTTTTGTTTTAACTCTAACAAAAAAAGTTATTCTATATAATTAAATTAGTTAGTAAATTTTTGGGTATGTCAAAAATAGTTCCTATCTTTACGCTAATTTTAACTAAACTTACCTACACATGCCTGAAAACCAAAGTCTTTTAGAGCAACTTCAACAGATGTTGCATTGGAAGAAATCAAAAAAATACTATGCTGATAAGCTAGGGATTACAGAGGTAGAGATAGACAGTCTGTTAGCAGACATAAGAAAAGAAGAAAACGCTGAAGAAGAAGCAGAGATAGGAAATTATATTGCTGAACTAGAAAATGTAATAATCAAGTTTACAGAGGATATAAGCAAAGGTACAGGAGAGGTGGTAGCTAACTTTAACGAGGAGATAAAGAGCTTAGATGAGCTTATTGAGAAGTGTAACATTGACACAGATAAGTGGGATATAACTAAATATGTACAGAACTTCTGGGGGAATGGAAACAATCCTCATTGGCAAGTCAAAGCATGGTTAGGTAAGAAGTCTACAGAACAAGTTTTTCAAGATAGTTTTATAGACTTTTTAGCATCATACCAACCTGTTAGTCAGGAAGTTATGAGTCCTAAGTTTGACCCAGAGAGACCAAATGGTATGTTGGTTATCAACAAACAAGACTCTCATTTAAACAAATGGGATGTAGATGGTAATAACAATGTACTAGATAGATTAGCTAAGATTATGTATAAGGTGGAATTGATAGCTGCACAAGCTCAACTTTCAAACAACCTAGAAGAAATCACATACATTATTGGCTCAGATGAGTTTAATAGTGAATACACCAATGCAACTACAAAAGGAACCCCTCAACAGAATACACATACATATCAAACTTCATTTGAGTATATATGTGACCATGAGGTGTTAATGATTACAATGTTATTACAATACGCTAAACATGTTAATGTAGTGTATGTAGCTGGTAATCATGATGAGTTTGTAGGATGGCACATGGTTAACTGGTTACAAACGTATTTTAGAAATACAGACAGACTTACAATTGATAGCTCTCCTAAATACAGAAAGTATGTAAGCTATGGCAATTCAGCATTGATGTTCAATCATGGGGATGCGATTAAGCCAGCTAAACTTGCAGGACTATTCCCAATAGAATATAGAGACCAATGGTCGTTCCACCATAACTTCTATATATTCACAGGAGATAAGCATCATGAAGTGAGTCATGATTTTAATGGTATTAAATTTTACCAAATCCCAGCTTTCTCAAATGCTAAGAGCCTTTGGGATGATAAGAATGGTCACACAATGTCTAAAGCTGAGGTGACAGCATTCTTAATTGATCAAGCTGAGGGAATGACAAATATATTCAAACAGTATTTATAATGGCAACTTTAAGAAAATTAGTTTCAGACGTTCGTGGAATGCACAAGTTGTTGTCCACAGATAACCTTATCACTGATAGGGTTGTTGCTTCTGAGATTAAGAACAACACACAGTTATTAGTTAAACGTGAGACAAATCTCAGAAAGCTTTGGGCTACTGATACTTTGTTTACTACCATCCCTTGCTTAGAGATGATAGAGGTTCCTATTTCTGAATGTTGTGAATATGTAGACCCATGCAATGTAGCAAGAAGCAGATATAAACTTCCTCGCATTTCAGAAGGAAACTATCAATATGTTATCCAAGGCGTATACTCTATCAACGCTATGGGTGGACAAGGAAAAAGATTTAAAGAGATTACAATCAATAGGTATTTAAACTTATTAAAACTTCCTATTATAAAGAATGAACAATACTATTGGATAGCTAATGGTGGTTACTTATACATCAGCAATCCATTGTTAAAGGCAGCAAGAATCTCTGCTTTTTTTGAAGAAGATATACCTAATGAAATAATGTTTCCTGAGTGTGGCTGTGGTAATGTAGACTATACTACAGATGAGCTCTGCAAGAATCCTTTAGATAAGGAATATGGCTGCCCTGGATATTTAGAAAAGCAGGTACTAGAACTAACATCTCAAAAGCTACTATCTACTTACTTCAGAATAAAGACAGATCAAACATCAGATGGAGTAGATGGTCAAGCACCAAACACAACCAACACTAACTAATGCGAACAAAAGTTGATTGGAGAAGCTCCAGTAAAGAAAACTATAATAACTTTTGCAGTAAAAACCCCACTATAAAAATTACATTTGACCAGTGGAAAAACATTATATATCTATATAATGAGTATTTTAAAAACTACATTCTAGAAACAGGAGAGAAAGCAAGACTTCCTTTTGGCTTTGGAGAGTTCTCCATTAACAAAAAGAAGAGAAGAAAACTAAAAACTGTGGATGGCAAAGAAGTAGTTAACCTACCTATAGATTGGAAAAAGACTAAGGAGAAAGGTAAACGCATATACAACTTCAACTATCATACAGAAGGGTTTTTCTTTGGTTGGATGTGGTTCAAAGAATCTACAAGAATCAGGAACATAGACTTGTGGTATTTCAAACCCTCTCGTGTAACATCTAGGTTACTATCCCATTACATAAACACTGACAGTAAATACCAAAATATTTATTGTGAGTGGAAAAAATAAAATAACATGTCATATTATTACAAGTATAACTTTGTTTCTCCTGATCCAGTTTATTCAACTGTTAAGGAAGAGTTAAAGTCTTATTTTGATACAGGAGCAGTAGATGATCTAATGTTCCCAACCTACTTAGACAAATGTCTTATGAAATTAGGTAGGGCAACTTATGTCATCAGCGAAGAGGTGTTATATGTAGAGGACTTTGAAGCTAGACTTCCAGATAACTTTTATGCTGTAAGAGAAGCTTGGATGTGTACATCAGCAGATGGATATCCTTATCAAACAGCTAATTCATTCTACTCTCAAGCAGTATCTCAAACCACAATACAGGTAACTCCTGTAACAGTGGGTGGTACTCCTTGTATAGATTGTCAACATGACAATTCTTGTACTAGTCCTGAGTGTGATGGTAGTTGTCTACCTGTAATCATTCCTGCTGTATATAAAACTAATCAGCAAGGAACTAGATCTTTCAGACATGAATACTTACTTAAACCAGGTAACATCTCTGCAAGACAAAACTGTGATGTAACTTATACAAATGCTTGGGAGTTTTATCAAACTGCTCCTCCTGTTAGAGAGTTTACTCCAGGATCTGCTGGTTATGATAGCTTTGACATTAGAGACAATAAGTTTGTAACCAACTTTAGAAATGGGGTGGTACATTTAATATTCTATGCTACAGAGTATGATTGTGTTGGTAATCAATTGATTCCAGACAACTATCGTATCAGAGAGTTTGTAGAAGCATTTATTAAATATAAAGTGTTTGAAACATTGTCTAATCAGTTAACTGATGAAACATTTCAACAGATACAACAAAAGCTAATTTATTATAAAGCATTACATGATGAAGCTTTTATAATGGCAATGATTGAGATTAAGAAACAAGATGCATGGACTAAGCAAAGAAGAGTAAGGAATGATTTACAACGCTTTGCACAATATGAATTACCAAATAGAAGCTCAAGATATGGCAGAGGCTGGAACAGATAATCAAGGAACATCTAATATAAGACAAGAATTTAATCTTGGTAGAGCAGGGTTAGACATGGACTCTTCTGTAAATCAAATACAGAAGGGTAAGCTTTCTTATGCCCTAAACGCAGCATTAGAGAACTTTGACTCTAATTCTGTAAATTATCAGAACGAACCAGCTAACGTATTTTGCTTGAACTTTCCTGAAGGCTACCAACTTATTGGAACACACTTCATACAAGAGAAAAGTAAACACATCTTCTTCTTAACCAATCCTGAAACAGGAGGAAGTGAGATAGGATATATGGACAACAATGATTGTATATACCATACACTTTGTACTCCTATCCCTAATACAGAACTAACAGTTTGTGCTGACTCTCCATGTTTAAACTTTGATATTAACTATCCAATACACAAGTCTGTACACAAAATTACAAACTGTACAACTGAGGTTTATTGGACAGATGGATTAAATCCAAGAAGATACATTAACATTGAACAAGTTCCTTACATCACAACTTATGTAGGTAATGAAACTTGTGATCCAATCATCGAAGCAACTTTAGATTGTAATAAATTAAAAGTACAACCTAACTTTCAAATCCCTAATATAGATGTTACTGACATTGTTGTAGGAGGAGATTTAAGAGCTGGTACTTATCAATTTGCTATTCAATATTCTAATGCATCAGGAGATGCATACACATCATACTACTCAGTTACCAATCCTACATCTATTGCAAACACAGAGATAACAACTCCTGATTTTCAATATTCTGTAGGAGAGTCTATTGTTTTGAATATCAGTAACTTAGATGTTACAGGATACTTCCAATACTTTAACTTAGCTGTTATCAAAACCATTAATAATGGAACCACTGTAGAGTTAGTGGGAACGTATAACATCCAAGAGAAGTCTACATTTATTACTTATACAGGACAGAACGTAACTCAAATTCCTTTGAGTCTTAATGATATACTTGAGAAGTTTGCGTACTATGATATTGCTCAAGACGTTACAAACGTACAGGATATTATTGTATGGGATAACCTCACTTCTATTGACAGAATTAACTATCAAGGTATAGCTAATCAAATACAACTTCAATGGGAAACATATAAGTTACCAGCTAACAATACTTATGCTGATGGATTCTACACTGCTAATCTTAGAGGTTATCTAAGAGATGAAGTGTATCCATTTGAGATAGTTTTTCTATTAGACAATGGTAAACAAACAGATGGTTTCCATATTCCTGGTAGAGCTAAGAACGCAAGTGAGTTAGCCTATGCAGATGTGCCATCATCCAATCCAGATTATGTTGGAGATGGTGCTCCTGAACCTTATTGGAGAATATACAATACAGCTAGCGTAACTGCTACTTATCCTGTTCCTATAACAGATGATGAAAAGATAGGAGATGCATATCCATATCAATCTGGAGATTTTGCTTACTGGGAATCAACTGATACCTATCCATGCAATGTAGATATATGGGGAGACCTTGCTGGTCAACCTATTAGACATCACAAGTTTCCTGATGTGCTTGTAAGTCCTCACTTTGAAAGTGCACCTATTATATATTCTAGTGGACAGATACAACCAGTTATGCAAAATGCTAGTGCTGTGTATCCAATTGGTGTAAAGGTGGACGTACAACAAATAGCGTTTCTCATCCAAGCATCTAGTTTAACAGCTGCAGAGAAAGCTGCTATTGTTGGATTCAAAATAGTAAGAGGTAATAGAAGTACAAACAAATCTATTATTGCTAAGGGTATTCTTAGAAACGTAGGTAAATACACTAGAGAAAATCCTAATGACCCTAATGCTACATACTACTACTATCCTAACTATCCATACAATGATCTTAATGAAGATCCATTCTTGCTTGAGAGAAACAATGCTTACAACTCTCAATGTGACACATATAAGATGACAGTGTCTGCTTCTGGTACTTTACAATATACAGATTGTTTTACAGGAGAGGTGACTACACAAAGTTTTAATCTTGCTACAACTGAGATATGTTCTATTACACTTCCTATTGTAAATAGTGGGTCTGCTACATTTGTAAATGTTACAAATACAGCATATATAATTACAATGACCAGTGCTATCTTAGCATATGCCACTTTTCAATACACAAATCCTGTTACACAAGCTGTTCAAAACATTACAGTTTATTATGGTAATCCAGTGACAGTAAACTCAACAACTGTTCCTGTGCGTATAAGTGGAAGTCCTAGATATACTATTGTTGCTGCTAATGCTAATGA